AAAGTGTGAAAAAATGTATTGTAAAGAGACAGAAAAATGGGAGGTTCATTGTGTGACCTGACATGATATATCTATGAGAACATGCTGTACCATTTGTTAAAGGTATATTTACTATATTACTCAAATTTTTTACTCTTCACAATAATAAATTGGTTTCTGGGAGTAGGGATTGAACTATATGCGTTTGGAAAGCATCCTAATTATGTGCATTGTCTTAGTATGAAAATCAAATCTATATATTTTGAAAATCCATATAATTCAATAAGTTGTTGTTGTGATTCAATAAATAACTTATTATTATAATAATATGTTTCATTAAACATGTTACATTTCATTAGGTCGAATTTTATATTATAACTATTAACACAAAGTGATGTTGCTTTAACTGCAATGTTATCAAATTCATCCATTTTATTTTATATAATAGTTACTTTTTAAATATTTTTATAATATTATTATATTGTCCGAGTTTTTACATTTTACTAACGTACATGCTTTGTAGCTTCAGTTGCATACTTATGTCGATATTGATAATCTGCTATATTTGCATGTTTAAATGCAATGATGTTTAATATATTGGGTTGATTTTCTTTATTATAATACATATGACAATCTTCTATTTTATTAGGTGTGTATAATTTCAAAATAAAATTTGCATCTGGATAATGCCTTAAAATAACATCCAACTCTGGTAATTTTTGTTTATCACATGTAAGTTTCGTTTTTGTTATTAATTGTTTCACCCAATCCATGGTAACCTCTATTTTTACTTCGTCTTTTAAATATTTCTGCAGTGTATACAATAATCTACGAATTTCGTAATCTTTGTCTTCATCTGTATATTCTTTATGTATAACCTCTATACCTAAGCTCAACATATATTGTTTGACTTTGTTTATATCTTTATTTGGTATTTTGTCTATCAATACAGATTTCTTGTCGCCGTCAATACAAATATTCTTTTCATCTGTAATATATAATAATCCTTGTACAAATATATTTTTTATCTTTTCAAATATTTTTGTATAATTCAACCCTATATCATCATTATCTAAATCTAAATTTAAATTATATGTAAATGGGTTTTTAATATCACTGTTAAAAAATGTATCCAATTGTATAGTATTATCCTCTTCCTCTTGTTTTTCCATTATATAATAATACAAAATATATTTATTACTACAATATTATGTAAATGGTCTAATGATTTACTAACTATACATATAATGGAAAAAATTAATAAATTATTATTAGTATTTTCTGAAACGTATCCTTTATTAAAAGATGTTACGATAGAAACTATGAAATATGATAATTTATTTGTAGCCAAGTGTGTAGTTGATAAAATTGGTGAATATATCAGTGTAAAAAAGGGTCGTATACTGAATATTATTCCAAAACAAATTATTCTTACATCGGCTGCTCTCGCTAAAAACGAAAAAGATCTTATTTTCATATTTATCCATGAATGTACACATTGTATAACCCCACATCGTGAAAAAAAGGTAAAAGATAGCTATATTAGAATAGATCACTCGCGGCAGTTCTATGATAATTTTTTTAAGCTTATCATAATTGCAAACAAGACCAAATATTATGAACAAACGTTTGCTTCTATCGAAGAATTAATGAAACGAGATAATAGAAAGGAAAACATATCCAACGATTTGAAAATGTATACAAACAAATAAAATATATTTGTTAGATTGGAAATTATAAAGTTCCCACAACAATTTTTCATATTTCCTACATTATAATGTGTGTTGGTTCTTTATATCCTATTTTCAATTTATATAGTTATCAAAAAAAAACAAAAAATAAAAAAGTCTTTCAGATTTCAGAAAATGGACATTCTGAAAATGTCCATTTTTGAAAAGTCCAGCCATTTCTTTTTCCGAAAAAACGTGATTTTTCGTTTGTGACCATAATGCAGTAAAACCCAATTTTTCATTTTTTATTTGTTACTGAAAAAAAAATATTACTTTTCTGAAAAATGATTTAGGAGTTTTTTTTGTTCGGATAATATACTAACAAATGACTAACAAAAAAAACTCCAAAAAACTCCTAAATTTTTCATGTAAAATATGCAACTTTAATTGCAGCAATAAGCAAGACTATACCCGACATTTATTGACTGCAAAACATAAAATCCTAACAAATCCTAACGAAAAAACTCCAAAAAACTCCGCTGCATACATTTGTGATTGTGGTAAAAAATATAAGCATGTTTCGTCTTTATGTAATCATAAACGAACGTGTTTTTATGACAATAAAAATATTAACACTGAGGCACATGATGATGAATTATACAATACTACAACTGAACCGACGAGTGAAGCGAGTACAGTTTTAATGTTATTAAAACAGAATGAAGAATTCAAACAATTAATGGTAGAACAGCATAATGAAAATCTTGCATTACAACAGAAGTTGGTGGATGTAGTGAAAGATGGAAATGGAACTGTAATTAATAACAACACTACAAATAATAATCATTTCAATCTAAATTTTTTCCTGAATGATACCTGCAAGGATGCAATGAATATAACCGACTTCCTTGGTAATCTGGACGTACAAATAGACGAGATAGAATATATAGGCAATCATGGGTATGTAAATGGCATGACCAAGATGATAATGAAACGGTTAAAGGGAATGGATATCACAAAGCGACCCATACACTGTACGGATATCAAACGTGAAACAATGTATATAAAAGATAAAGATGAATGGAGTAAGGATACAGAGGAGTTAACCAAGTTACGAAAAATCTTAAATCGTATTACTATGAATAATTGTAGAGCAGTTCCAAAATGGAAATCCGCACATCCCGATTGTGAAGTGATGGATACTCGTAATAATGAATTCTGTTACAAAATGATGCGATTAATGCTGGGAGATGTGGAGGAGGCACAAGTGAAGTTAGACAACAAAATAATAAAAACAATGGCAAAGGACTTGTTTTGTAAATAAAGTATAGTTGTTTTGTGAAATAACATATATAAAAATTGTTGTTGTATTAGAATAGCTATGTTCTCACGTTTTTTTACAAAAGTATATAAAAAGTTATCATTTGAAGATATACAATTTGCAAACCAATATGCAGACCAATTTATAATAATAAATACATTACCAATAAATGAACAATCATGTTTGATAAAAAATACAATATCATATACAGAGGAAGAAACAATACTGAATAATTTGCTTACGAATTATGCGTTGAATGATAAGAAAATAATAATATATGGTAAAAATAATACAGATGATACAATAAATAATAAATATGATCAACTGGTAAGTTTAGGGTTTCAATCGGTGTATTTATATGTAGGTGGTATGTTTGAATGGTTGTGTTTACAAGACATATATGGTAAGGACGAATTCCAAACAACAACAACAATGTTAGACATATTAAAATACAAGCCAACCCGTACATTTGGTGGGTATTTGTTAACCCGTTAGTATAACAGATACTAAAAAATTGATTTACATATTAATAACTAATATGTAAATATTATACAAATAATTTGTGCAACTACAATATACCTATGTCAGCTCAAGTATCTCGTCCACTGATTATTGCGGTAGAGGGAAATATTGGAGCGGGTAAATCAACCATCATTGATACACTGGGTAAACAATTGGCTGGAAATCCGAAAGTCATACTACTAAAAGAACCAGTAGAAATTTGGGAAAGTATTAAAGACACAAACACGGGTGAAAATATATTAGAAAAATTTTATAAAGATTCAGCCAAGTATGCATTTTCATTTCAAGTAATGGCGTATGTAACACGTTTGAGTATGATTCGGGATACAATTCGTAATAACCCGGAATGTAAGGTGATTATATGCGAACGTTCATTGGATGCGGACCGTAATATATTTGCAAAAATGTTGTACGATGATGGATTAATAGAAGATATTCATTATCAAATTTATCTGAGATTTTATAACGAATATGTAAAGGAATATCAGGTAGACGGTATTGTATATATAGATGCCGATGCAGAAGTTTGTCATAATCGTATAAAAACTCGTTCACGTGATGGTGAATCTGGAATAGCAGTAGAATATTTACAAAAGTGTAAAAAGTATTACGACGAATGGTTGCAATCACTAAAAATGAAAATAGATATTTTACATATAGATGCCAATTATGATACAACGTATAATATGGAAGACACAAATGATAAAGGTGTACAATGGTTGCAACAAATAAATAATTATATAATTGGCTGTATGAATTCAGTATAAAAACAAGATGGTGAATATAAAGCATCTTTTATGGAATATGTAGAAGTATTGATGAATCAAGTACGTTAATGGTCAAATTTAACAATAATTTTAACAGTTTCTTTTTTAATGCATTTACATGCAGAAACAGATAATTCTTCTCGTTTTTTGCGTGTTTTGGCGTTATCGTTATGTGGTTCAGAAGCAGAACGTCGTTTTGCAGTACTATTACAATTGTTCATATCTTGTTCAATATCATTAAAATGAGTTTCAATATAACTAATAATATTATTTTCAATAGCCCATTTAAAAAAGTTTAATTGTCCAATAGTGGTTTCCATACAATGATTTGTGTTATATGGTATAGTAATGCGTTCCCATCTGCAAAATGGGTCAAATCGTTTTTTGGAATAAGCTTTCAATATCAGTTTGTATTCATTATACACCTTAAAACGAGTCATAATTGTGGTGCCGTGGCACTGTATTTCATAAACGGTAAAGTTTTTTTTAGCATAATTGGTAACAAACCAATCAACAATGCGTAAAGACATACGTGTATCTCCATTTATAATATTCATCATAATATGAATATTATGAGAATCTTTATAAAAATCGAGGAGAGTATTCATTAGTAAATCATTTTGCGTATATAATTTATTAGATTTATACATAATATAAGAAACAAATAGATATTGTCTATACCCTTTTTGTATAGGAGTTTAAAAAATTGATTATATATTGTATATATAGTATATTATAACTTAATCAAAATCATGGATTTGAAGCAAAATAAACTAAGTAAAACGGAGTGGGAATCTATCGAAAAGTCGGTAGACGACGATGAAAAAAAAATATTAAAGTTGATTGTAGATGGATATACTGATGTAAACGCAAGGTATAATGAGACCCAATCATTAAATAATCATATTCGTTTTGATTCTACAAATGAGATGGATTATTTCTTGTATAAGAAGTATTTTGAACAGTTGATGACGTCTGTAATAAATAAGTATGCAGATGATACACATTTATCAGAATATGAATGTAAAATAAATTCAGGTAAGTTAAAAAAATTAAAGAGCGGTGAAACCGTCAAGCTAAATAATTTGGAAAAAAATATAGAGTTAAATAAACCAAGTATATTTGAGTTTTTACTTATCGATTTATACACAGAACTAATAAAACAAATAAGAAAAAAGAAAAAGAATTATGCTTTTTATTTATATACAATAATTCAATTGAAGAAAGCAAACATTACAAAAATAAACAGATATGTAATAGATTTAATCGATTATACAATAGAATATGTAAATTCATTTACTCAATTGAGTAATATAATTACAAATGCATATGAATTTATTGAACAAAATAAATATTTACTAAAGCATGAGGATCGTACATTGTTTAAACATCAACGGGAGTTATTTACAATATGTAAACAAAATGCAAATAGTGAAACAAAAACCCCACGATTGATATTGTATACTGCCCCAACAGGAACGGGAAAAACATTATCACCGATAGGATTGGCTACATCAAATAGAATAATCTTTGTTTGTGTAGCCCGTCATATTGGGTTAGCTTTGGCGAAATCCGCAATTACAATGGAAAAAAAGGTAGCATTCGCGTTTGGTTGTGAAACCGCAGCAGATATTCGTTTACATTATTTTTCAGCAATCGATTATGTTGTAAATAAACGTTCGGGTGGTATAGGAAAGGTAGATAACAGTGTAGGTGACAACGTTGAAATCATGATATGTGATGTGCAATCTTATATCACGGCAATGCATTATATGATAGCATTTAATGATATAAATAATATTATAACATATTGGGACGAACCAACAATTACACTGGATTATGAAACCCATGAATTACATGAAGTGATTCATAATAATTGGAAAAACAATTTGGTACCGACAGTGGTATTATCATGTGCAACACTACCATCTCAAGAAGAAATGCGGCCAATATATGATGATTTTCGTTCAAAATTTGACGATGCTGAAATAACTACAATAACAAGTTATGATTGTAAAAAGTCAATCCCGATTTTAGATACAAACCTATTTTGTGCACTACCGCATTATTTGTATAATGATTATCGTGAACTATTAGTAACAGTCGCACATTGCAAACAAAATCCAACTATATTGCGTTATTTTGATTTACGTGAGATAATTTCGTTTATTAAATATGTGAATACAAATAATTATATAGATGAGCGATATACAATAGATTCTTATTTTGGGGTAGATATAACAAATATTACCATGAATAGTTTGAAAGAGTATTATTTAGAAACATTACTACACATAGATGATACAAAATGGAATACTATTTATACTTATATGAGACAAATCCGTAAACCTCGGTTTAATGAAACCCGTACGAACACATATATTCAAAAAGTAAGTAGTATGGAAACGAAAAAACCCCTGTTAAAAAAAGGCGGTAATGTATTAACTCGTATAGAAAGTATAGCGGGACATGTTATGCCACAACCCCCCCAACCGAAAGGTCCGCCGGTGGGTATGTCAATTACAACCAAAGATGCATATACATTAACAGATGGACCAACAATATTTTTGACAGATGATGTAGACAAGATTGGAAAATACTATATTGCACTTACAGATATCCCAAAACGTTCCTTTGATGAAATCCAACCAAATATAGATGCAAACAATAAATTAACAGCAATGATAGACAAATTCGAAAGAGAGATTGAACACCATAATGAAAAAACGAATACAAGCTGGGATAATACGAGGATGACAAAGGAGGTTCGCTTATTAGATACAGAAATCACCAAATTGCGTAAAAAAGTACGTTCTGTAACGTTGGATTCAGTATATATTCCAAATACACGAGTACACCAGCAGCGTTGGACTCCAACAGGCGATGTACACGAAAATGTATTTATATCAAATATAGGCGAGGAGATGAGTAAAGAAATCATGTTGTTGGATGTAGAGATACATATAAAGTATTTATTGATGTTAGGTATAGGTGTGTTTAAGCAAATTCCAGATAAGCGATACATGGAAATTATGAAACAATTAGCGGACGAACAGAGATTGTTTATGATAATTGCATCGACAGATTATATTTATGGAACGAATTACCAGTTTTGTCATGGATTTATTGGAAAGGATTTGAATGGAATGACGCAGCAAAAAACATTACAATCAATGGGGCGCGTTGGTAGAAATAATATTCAACAGGATTATACAATACGGTTTCGTGATGATGCTATGATAAGTAGGCTATTTAACCCCCCTGAACATAACATGGAAGCAATAAATATGTGTAAATTATTTGTCAGCGATTAAAAATGAAACAAAAATAAACAATAATTAGAATAAAATAACAATTTTTTATTGATATTTTATACACCTTTGTACTAATTATCTTAAAGACCCTTTGTATAATCAACAACATATGGATTAGATTTTAATGTGGACATAATATCAGGTGTATTTCTTTCCATATTGATAGTAGATTTCAATGAATTATCGGTACCAGCGAGACTTCCCATATTAGATACATCAGGAGATCTATATGGCATGGTTCCAGTGATAGAACGTGTATTTTGTAACGATTCATCGCGTGTTTTTTCGCGCATATTAATGTTACCATTCATAATATTCATATTTCCTTTAACCATATAACCATCAATTGTACTGGCTTTAATATCATTATTACGCTGGTTATATCCAGCATCATAAGAAGTCATTTGACGTGTACCATCACCAGCACTAGCATTACCAGTATATTGTACGGTAGTATCTTGTCGTTTGGTATCATAAGCTTGTTGCTGTGAAACTTGATATGCGCCTAATTGACTTGCATTAACATTTAAGTGATTCTTGGAATTCTCTGTGGTTTCACGAATAGTAGTACTGGTGCGGTCAGCAGGATTAAAAATATATGAATTAGGTACACTTGTACCAGGATTTTGATAAGGGCGTAAATTGCCAACAACATTTTCTTTGCGTGAGGGGCGTAAAATATCTAATAGTGGAGCAACTGCAGAACCGAGGCTACCGCTAACCATCCCAAAATAACCATCTTGTTTATTTGATGTACGATTGTTGGGGTAGGCTTTTTTAGATTTTATGCCGTAATCTGATTCAGTAGCGTGGTTTCGTCCATTAGCGTTTGCTCCAGCGAGGGGAAGTGCACCCAGCTCAATGTTATGAGACGGCATATATTCCCCAGGTGTGTATGTAGCAGGGTTTTGTGAACCAGCCGCACCAGAGTAAGATGTGGTTGTTTCGGGGCGTGATACATAACGGTCAACGGGAATAGCATGTAATGTTTCTCCCTTAGATGCACCCGTAGTAGTAAATAGACGGTCTTGTCCCATTTCAAAAGCGGTTTCTGGTCTATTTTTTTCCATAACCCCCATTTGTTCAGCTGTACCGATATTTTTGACACCGCTATATGCAGGTCCTTCATGACCGAGTAAAACGTGACCAGAAGATTTCGGTTTTGTATCAACACGTAAGTCATCAACTTGTTTTGGTTGCCACGATTCGCGCATCATCATTCCTGAGTTAAATCCATTAGAACCTTCGTTGGTATAACCTAATCCTAATCCAGGCGCAACACGTTCTTCTTCGAAAGGTTTTGTATTAGCCATTCGCATACTGGTATTAACACGTGATTGATAAAACTCATTCATATTGGGGGCACCGTGAGCCCAGTCTTGATTTTCATTGGGTGAAAACATAGGTGCCTGTTCTTTTTTAGTGATGGTTTGTGAACCAGCACCAGCATAATTATCTAAAATACCTTCATATGATTTGTCATTTGCATTGGAAGTAGTCATTTTTGCACCAAAAAAAGGAACCATGTTATTATGTTCAAAATGAGAACCAGAAACCTTTTCACCAGTTAAAGAATAATAGGAAGCAGTTTCATTTTCATTTTTATGTCGTTTAGATGCCATATTGGCATCAAAATACTTATCAGTGTATACACCTCCACCGTTATCAAATTGATTAATAGTAGAAAGCGCCGAAGTTTGATCTATTTCTGCAGATCTAACAGGATACTCTTCGGGAAAGTTTTTGTTAGGAATATTTGTATTCGGTAAATCGTTACGAGAAGTAAATGGTTCCTCTCCTCTATTATTATTATTCGATTGTCCGTTCATTATATACATTAAACCAATAGCAACACCAGGTATAGCTAATTCCATTATAATATATTATATAATTATATTAATCTTATATAATATTTATTTTAAATAGACAATAAACCTATCTATACAATGTACCAGTACAACCTTCTTCTTTGCCACCAATGCACAAAGAACGACCAGTTAAATAAAAGTTTTGTTCTCCAACCATAGGAATTTTGGGTATGAAATTATCCTTTTCAATAACACGGGTTTGTATATTATCAACAAATTGTTTATCTAAACCATTCAAAGGATTTAATAATGGTTGTTCCCATCGTGTTTGTTCTAAATCTTTATACATCCACGCAGGATGACTAGCTCGGCTTTCTTCTACATAAGGTTGTTCATTACGATAATTCGGCTTAGAAGACGATGGCTGCGATTTAGTATATAGATTTAATGTAATATTATCTCTGTTTTGTTTACGACTAAGTCCGCGTAAATCGCTTTCTAAATTAACAGTATTCGTCTGTAAATTCGCCCCCCATTTTTGTAATCTTATTTGAGGGTCTTCGATAAATGGTAAATTCATGCCCTGTCCAGGAGTATTTAACATATATCTACCAGCAAAACTGCTTTCATCTATTTGTTTTTTAATTCTATTGGGGTCATCATGGAATCTTGTAAAAGACATAATAATTAATATATCATGTGAAAAAAAGTTGATATGAAATAAATATAAATAATAAACAATCTATAGTACAACCCTTCTAATGAATGTTCCTAAAATTTGTTTAAACATGATTGTAAAGAATGAGAGTACTATCATAATACGATTGCTTGAATCAGTAACCCCATTAATAGATAGTTATTGTATTTGTGATACGGGTAGTACAGATAATACAATTACGTTAATTCAAGAGTATTGTGAATCCAAAAACATCCCAGGGAAAATAATAGAAGAATCGTTTCGTGATTTTGGTTATAATCGTTCTTATGCATTAAAATTCTGCAATGATATGAAAAACGCAGATTATATATTGTTAATGGACGCAGATATGAAATTAGAAATTAATACACCCGACATCCAAAAATTTAAAAATATGTTAATTAATGATGCGTATTATGTAGTACAGGGGTGTCCCAATTTTTACAATGAAAATATACGAATTATTAGAAATGACCCAACTTATCATTATTGGGGTGTTACGCATGAATATATTGAACTACCCGATAATGCAGTAATTGAAAATATTTCAAAAGATATATTATTTATAAATGATATTAATGATGGGGGGTGCAAAGAGAATAAATTTCAAAGAGACGTAGAACTGTTAATAAAGGGATTAGAGGCCAACCCGAACAATCCACGATACTTGTTTTATCTGGCAAATAGTTATCGCGATTCAAAACAATATGAAAAAGCGATAGAAATATATATAAAACGAATTCAGGTGGGTGGGTGGTTACAAGAAACATGGCACTCTTATTATTCAATAGCCAACTGTTACATGGAATTAAACAATCCCGAACGGGCAATACTTTATTGGTTAGAGGCATATCAAATAATGCCTACTCGTATAGAGAATTTATATAAGATAGTGAATTATTACCGTCGCAAGGGTCATTATGCTGTGGCTTTAATATTTTATGAGGTTGCAGATAAAGTACGGTTGGAAAATCCCCCATTAAATCATCTGTTTTTGGAAAATGATATATACGAGCATAAATTAGACTATGAAATATTCATAATCGGTTATTATACAAATATGAATAAACATGCAATGATAAACATGTGTATGAGTCTATTAAATAAGCGAAATATACATACTTCTATTTATAATAATATAATGTTGAATTATAAACACTATTGCCCGTTGTTAACGAAACATGACGTATCTAATGACGATTTGAGCGATGTAAATAAAAGCTTAATTAATGAATTGCGCTGTATAGGTAATACAAGTATGGGGGAAATCTCGGGTATGTATTCAAGTACCCCATCAATATGTATGAAAACTCCAAACGAACTCTATGTTTGTAAACGATATGTGAATTATAGAATAGATGAACAAGGAAATTACATAAATCAAGAAAATATAATAACAATCAATATATTTGCAATATTGGAAAATAAAGATAATGCATGGTCTATAATACATGAATGTGTAATGGATTATAATAAAGAACATGATGCGATGTATGTTGGAATGGAAGATGTGAAATTATTTGATAATAATAACATCATTGAGTATACCGCAAATAGAGTGACACTTGATACGATAAAAAGTGTAGAACATGGAATATATGACATTAATAGTAATAAAATAGTTGAATCTACCATTTTAAAGTATTCAAGCAGACAACTGGATGAGAAGAATTGGACATTGTTTTACACAAAAACTAATGAACGTAGAATTGTATATACTTGGAATCCTTTAACCATTTGTGAAAAACAAAACGATGAAATACATGTGATTCGTGAAATAACAACCCCCCGATTGTTTAAACAATTGCGCGGGTCAAGTCATGGTGTTCATATAGACGATGAAATTTGGTTTTTATGCCATTTGGTGAATTATGAAGACCGTAGACATTATTATCACATATTTGTAATTATTAGTGCGGAAACGTATGAATTAATCAAATATACTCAATTATTTACATTTGAAAGAGAGATGGTTGAATATTCGCTGGGGTTTGCTTACGTAAAAAAAGATGGTCAATTCCTAATAGGATATAGTACGAATGATAATACTACGAAATATTTGATAATCGGTAAAGACATCATAGATGAGATGACGATAACTCATCAGTAGTAGACTCAGTATATTCGTCACATAGTGCGTCATTTGGATTTATTTCAGCAGTTTTGCAACAACCAAATGTGCGTCTATGAAATCTGGTAATACCATGTTCACGAATACCGTCCAAATGTAGTTTAGTCCCATATCCCATATTTTTACAAAACCCATATTGTTCATCTAAAAATGGATATTTTTTACACATATCCAATACATAATTATCCCGTGCAGTTTTTGCTAATATACTTGCAGCAGCAATAGCCATATATTTCCCATCACCTTTTTCAACGGTAACCGCTGGTAATTCGATAATACATTGTTGTTGTTCATCATATGAACGCACTGGAGTAAAGTAATTACCATCTACAACTGCCATAAAATTATCAAAATTCTGTTGTTGATTGCCCGTTTTTTCATTTACTTTTTTGATTGTTTCCCGAATGCAATTATGCATACCATGCATAACTGCCTGTAGAATATTAATGTCATCAATAAGTTTAGGTTCTTCATATGCAATATGCCACGCAAGAGCATGATTTTTGATGTACTCTGCTGTAGTATTTAATTTAGTTTTAGAAGAGAATTTTTTACTATCTTTAATATTTGTTCCATCAAATAACGATGGTTCTTTAGGTAAAACAACACATGCAATATAAACTCGGCCGAATAAACACCCACGTCCAGCCTCATCTATTGATAATTCAAATGGAACAGCTTCATTATAAAACCGTGTTAATAAAACAGGTTCTTTCTTCGGTTTACGTGTATTAGAGAGTTCAGTCATAGGTATAAAGTAAAAAAAGTGTTTCATAATTAGTTATATCAATTTTTTATTGCATAATAGGCTTATATATATTTTCGTGACATACTGTATATTTATAATGAAATTTTCAGCATTAACAATTTTTTTAATATTATTAATTCTTTTAGTAGTTACTGTATTAATATGTAGATGTGCCCAATCTTACACTGAAGGTATGATTGCATATCAATATAACGTGAACCCGAAGGGTACCCTAACAATACCAATGTATTCCGCAAGTAAGAATAAATTACATAAAGTGTACGATAGTATCTATTTTGATAATAAAAATGGAAACTTGGTTGAAGTTGATGCAAATACAACGTATGTAGCTGCAGTTGGCGATGAACCAGATAATGTAATCGATAGCGATAGTGATATAAACGCATTACATATTGTTCCCCGTGGTGGTGGATCTACATCTACTTATGTTATTAATAGCACAGATGATACTATACCAACCCCAGAAACGACAATGAATAATTCTATGACCTCTATAGATTATACAACAAAGGGTGCGAATACAGATACGTATAAAGTATTTATGATGCCGTGGCACGATAATACCTATATTCATGTCATGGATCTTTCTGGAAGCATTCCAACGAATACTATAACAAGTGCCTATACATATGCGAGTTCTGCAGCCGATTATCCATATACTGGTGACAATGCATCAAACATGGGAGGTGTTACAGAATCTCGTGTGGATAATGATTCCAATAACAATAAAATGGTAACGGAACCAATGTATAATACAACCCGTAAGGTGTATCAATTAAGTGAATATGTGAAATATGATGTTAAGAATGCAAGTTTATTAATAAGTGCGGGTGATAACGAGGACAAAACAGTTACGATATATAATCGTGGAGGAGGGTCAGTAGAAACATTAAGCAATCCAAATTCTACGGGCGAAAGTACAAAGGGTGATAATGATAGTGTATCACTTAGTAGTTTTGTACCTCGTATTATGCACGATATATGTGGTCAAAATATGGTGTTATATATAGAAAATGCAAAGAAAACAATGGTTGCTTTGATTAATTACGATAGTGATGAGAAATTAGATTTACGTAATGTAAAGAGATTTACAGAGAAAGGTGTAGATACAGCAGAGCCAGATGCAGGAGGTGATACTGACACTAATACCGAGGAAACAGATACTGCCCGAGAAGATAGTTATGATTATTACGATAAAATATTTAATGGGCGTGGCAGTGGAGTTGATAGCGATGCATTAGATAAATATATGTTAAAAACACAAATAGTGCCACCTGTATGCCCAGCATGTCCATCGTGTAATTATGGTTCTGGTGCCTGTGGAAAATGTGGTGGCTGTGGAGGTGCTGGAACTCAAGATAAAAGTGGAGAAAGTTTAGTAAAAGAAGAACCTAAAAAAGAGGAAAAACCAACAGTAAAAGGTGCAGTCAAAGCTACAGGTAATATTGCAGGTGAAGCAGTAGGTGCAGTCGGTGATGTGGCAACTGGTGCAGTAGGTGCAGCAGGTGATGTGGCAACTGGTGCAGTAGGTGCAGCAGGAAATGTGGCAACTGGTGCAATCGGTGCAGCAGGTGATGTGGCAACTGGTACAGTAGGAGCAGTAGGTGATGTGGCAACAAGTGCAGTAGGTGCAGTAAGTGATGTAGCAGGTGGCGTATTGGGTGCAGTAGGTGATGTAGCAAGTGGTGCAATAGGTGCAGTGGGAAATGTAATGGGTAGTACAGTAGATGCAGCTGGAAAAGTAATACCGAATAGTGAAAAAAAGGCAGGAACAACGAATAATACAATGCAACAACAGGTACCTCAGGGACCGATAGTAGGAAATACAGGTGCAACTGACCCCTATTCTTACTATGGTCAGTTACCACCAAAAGCCCCAAGTAATTATATACCTCGTACAGCTGATTTCAGTAAATTTGCACGATAAATAAAAAATGAGAATAATGTTATGATTCATAATATTATTCGTTTGAATCAAGTTAAATGATTATAATATATATATATTATTAACGATGGAACATATAGATATGAATGAAATTTTTAATAGACAAGAAATATCAACAGAATTAAAGGAGCATTTGATTCATTATGAAGAACGTATAAAAAGTATTAATTACAAGAAGGGAATATACATATATGGTACACCCGGGTCAGGAAAAACAGGCTTTGTAAATAAATTATTGAAAGAATTAGATTATGATATGGTAAAATATGACGCGGGTGATGTTAGAAATAAATCATTAATAGATACAATAACAAATAATAATGTTTCAAACCGAAATGTATTGGACATGTTTACAAAGAAGGTGCGAAAAATCGCAATAGTAATGGATGAGATAGATGGTATGAATAATGGTGATAAGGGTGGTATTACTGCATTAATAAAATTAATTCGCCAAAAAAAGACAAAAAAACAGCGATTAGAACACATGTGTTCTCACCCTATAATTTGTATAGGAAATTATTACATTGACAAAAAAATAAAAGAATTAATGAAAGTATGCAATGTATTTGAAATAAAAACACCAACCCATATACAAATAAATACAATATTAACACGTGTTATTCCAGATTATACAGAAATACAAAAAGTAGATATAAATAATGTTTTGATGTATATTCAAGGAGACCTACGAAAGTTGCGATTTGTATGTGAGTCTGTAAAAAAACAACCGAATATTTTAAAAAATGGTAAATTGATGGAATTATTTCGAACAAAATTATATGATGAAGATTCAAAAAAAATTACACAAACCTTACTAATGAAACCTGTGTTATTCAACGAGCATGAACATTTCATGAATGAAACCGATAGAACAATAGTTGCATTATTATGGCATGAGAATTTGGTAGATGTATTGTCAAAATTAGATATAAATATAACATTTCCTTTATATTATAAGATATTAACAAACATTTGCATAGCGGATTACATTGACCGTATTACGTTTCAAAAACAAATATGGCAATTTAATGAAATGAGTTCTTTAATAAAAACATTTTACAATAATAAAATTTATCATGATACAGTTACAGATGATAATATAAAATATTTACCAGAAATACGATTTACTAAGGTTTTAACCAAATATTCAACCGAATATAATAACATGTTATTCATCTATAACTTAACCCAACAGTTAAATATGGATAAAAAAGATACAGTTGCATTATTCCAAGAATTGCGACTGTATTATGGTGATGATTTAATAACCAATGTGGAACATATAAATAGCATTGAGCAATTATTTGAACCATATGGGTTAACCAAATTGGATATAAAACGTATATACCGATATTTAGACCGTACAGTAAAGCGAGATGTAGTAGTATTACAAGAGGACGATTTGGATTAGTGTATATTAGCATATTACATATTATTATGTAATATACAGTGTGATTAAGCCTTCATTGTTGGAACCTGAACAGCTAAATTGTTAGGTTGATTGAAAGATTTTTCCATAGTATTCACAACCTTTTGCAAATGGTTATATGCATTTTGGATTTGTGTATTTTGTTGCATCAATTGTGCATTTGTTGTTTGTAATTGTTTGATAAATTGAACTACTTGTTGATGGTTTAATTCTATAGGTGGCTGTCCGTCCCCTTGTTGTAACATGATAGGACCATTCTGGATTTTTTCAATTGCTTCGGCACGTTCTTTTTTAATTTTTGCAATTTGGGTCAATACATCGGGTTTCATTTTAGGTAATCCAGGCTCATAATTGTCTAATAATTCATCAATATCATGTAAAAAGAACTGTTTGACCAGAGTTTCGTGAGGTTGACGAATAAACATATCAACGGTTTTAGGCGACTCTTTGAAATAATCAGGGTGAGATGTTTTGAACATTTCACGTTTATCAAATGTATTATGCTCGTGTGAAAAAACCAGAATTGTTTTTAATGGGTCAAGTTGAACAAATGGAACTGTATACTCTTTAAGAAATTCGCGTTCTTCTGCCAAAGCAGCATCATCATTATACTTGGTATCTTCTAATAATTTGGTTTTAAATGCAAATGTACCCGCTGTAGCATGGTTTGGTCCATATGGACCTGCTTGAATCATTTTGTTCATAGTTTTGAAATACAAATATATTTCACTGGTTCCACCACACATTACTTTATCATCTTTGAGTAACATTTCAACAGAATGAGATACACGTTCTGGTGGGTAATAATCATCATCGTCCATATAAACGATAATAGAACCTTTCACATGTTTATGCATATAATTACGTTTTGCACCCAATGCAAGTTTTGTATCAAGTTCAAAATACCGAATTTGTGGAATATTGGAAGTTTCAATTAAGTCCTTAATTTTGTCGGTTCCATCATCAACAATGATCCATTCCATACGATGTTTTGGATAATCTTGATTTTTAAAACATTCAAACATGGTTTTTATAAAAGGACGTCGGTTGAATGTGGGTGTACATATAGAAACAAAAGGATATTTTTTGTTATATGCGTTTTTATCATTCTTTTTAGTCATAGTTATAATATGTAAACTTATTTATTTATATTTATCCGTACGTAATTACTTTTATAAACAAATGTGTTTATAAAAAAATATTTTTACAATGTTTATTTGGTAAGATAGAGAACCTGGTATATTTTTAAAATTTATATTATAAATGTCATTCATTAAGAGGGTTTTGTGTTGTTGTACCTAAAGAACTACTATCAGAATTATTTGTTTTATTCAATTCAAAATGTCTAATAACACTGGTTATAACCATGACTATACTGGCAACACTTATTGCTGCACTAAAGAAATTTAAAGGCAATTTGTTAGGAGCAAGAGAAGACATATTGATAGCGAGTGAAACGGTTATAATAACCAGCATAATGGTGTAAATAATTTTAAGTAAATGTTCTTTGAAATATTCTAAAAATGTAAAAATAATAGATAAAAATGAGTATAATAATGCTAATAAATTATTGGAGTTACATAAATCTATTTCTTCAAATCCAGCTTTAGAAGAACGAATATGTTTATCAATATCGTTTACAGATGTCATACCGAAAAGAACAGACGAAATAGACCATTTTCCCCATGTCAAACGTGAAAAGAAAGACATATATATTAAATATAATCCACAGCCAATCGCACCCACAGGAACACTAACCAAAAATGTTATAATAAAGCGGAAAATAAATTTCAATAATGTAAACACCCACCCACCTGGACTCATGAATGAAATAATATTATTAATATCAGAAATCGGGTTACCAGATGATTTGAGTGTGAACATAGAATGGAAAAATAAAATTAATACAATTAAAACCATAAAATTAATAAGCATATTGCCAGTAGGGTTTGTAAATAATTTAACAAAAAAGTTTTTAAATGATATTGCAAAATTTTTGGTACAATATAGACAAACAAAATACAACAGTAAAAAATTACAAGTGCCATTAAGAAACCCCGATGTTTTGGGTACGATTTTTAATAATATCCAATCTAACATTTCAGGAAACCAAAAAGCAAACTCAAATATATATAAAAAAGTGCCAATAAATGCACCTGGATTACCTTTTTCATCTTTACTCCATTCTATTAATGAATCTTTGGAAAAAGATGGTATTTCAATATTATTACGTATATCTTTTGCAAAATAAATAGCGAAATACCAATTATAAACCATAATTGAACTAACAAATGCACATTCTAACCATACAATAGAATTTCGTACTAAAACAATATCAGTTTTTCTTGCATCTGAATTTTTATTATAAGTTTTATTTTCGCCAACAAGAAGTTCTGCCAAATAGGTATTATAGGAATTGATATAATCATACAATTGAGTGATTTTGTCTGTCATGTGTATTTTGCTTTTTGTGCGTTTCATGTCTTTATGTTTATCAATCCCTTCATATTCATGGTCTTCAAATTTTTCAACAATCTGTTCTGTACCAAATAAAAGTTGTTTTATATGTTGAATCGTAGTCAGTTTTGGGTCATCATTTGTAGTATTATCGGTAAAGTTCTCAGTATCATCTTGTATGGGTGCATTATTTGTTAATATGTCAATTTCTTTTATTTTATTGTAATTATTTTTCATTTTCATTTTCTTTTTTTTAATTTTTTTTAACTTATGAATCATATGTGTACTTTGAAAATCATGAGTATCGTCAACATTATTATTGCTAAAAGACCTTTTTGAATCAGGTTTTTTATTTATAATTTCTATATTGTTTTGATTATCTATATTATCTATATTATCTATATTATCTGGATTATTTTCCATAAGGTGTAGTCGTATATATAATAACAATTATATATATTCCGTTATTTTACACTCAAAATACGAAAGATGAGCTACAAAAACTGTAAAAGAATTAATATTGTATAATGATACATGCTGTATTATCTTGAATATAACATACCACAATTCCCACCGATAAATGATAAAATATTATAACGTTCTTCAAATAATGTTAAATTATAATTATATTCAAATAATCTCCAGTTTGATTTACGAACACCGATGGGTTCGCCTAATTCGGCGTCGCAAACAATATCATAACTTGAATTTACATAATCAATCGTAGGAGAATACGTATTAATTTCTAATTCAATAGACTTAAATTTGCTTAAGTTGATTGCGCCAGTTGGTTGATATTCAAAAGGACTGGTGTTTAAACAAAAGTTATAACAATATAAACCTTCAGTAGCCGCTCCTCCTGTGCGTGTATATTTTTCTACAAAGTCATAAACTCCTCTGGTTAATGTATTTTCTCTATACTCACCGTTTAATAAAATCCCCATGGTTTCTAAGATTTCTTTACGGTTTTCATTGTGATAAACGCCAGTGATGGCAATACCGCTATTTTGGAACGTAGTTGGGTGTACGCCAATTCCATATGATAAGTCCAATTCCATACCAAGTAAGGGTTCATTCGGAGCTAATGTAATATTAGATGGTAATTTATCATATGGCCAGTTGGTATAGTTGCTCCATTCATTGCGTAGATTTACATCATTGCGTTGTAAGAACCACATCCAGCTGGAAATCATCCCGTTTGAATTGATTTTGATACGTTTTGAACCAGTAACATTTTCCGTTTTATGTTCAAAAACATCTTTAACCAAATAAACATGGTCTTCAGCTGCAAATAACTGAGTTTCTTCTTTAGATAAAAAACAATAGGTAGATAATAAATGAATATCTGCATTCCACGTTGAAAATGTATTATCATAATCAGACATATCAATAAATCCAGTAGGAGGTGTTTGTAAGTACCGATACATTTGGAATCTGTTTTCATTGAAATCGGGTTGTATATAGGGATAATTATACTCATTGTCAAAAACATCTCGCACTTGGAATAATTCTTGAATAGGTCGCATAGTAACTGACACAACTAACTCGTTGTATTGAAGTGCAATTAATGGAAATGCACATGTGCTGTTTAATGTAAACCATGTATTAATAGGTATATACAAGTTACGTCCACGGATAGAAGGTTCAGCGCCAGTAGGGTCAGGCGTGAATGATGCAGATGGATATGTATTATTTCGTCCATGTGCATATGCAGGGTCATTTAATTCAGTAATATTTCCAGTCATATTGTTAAATAACTCTTTTTTCTCGGCTGAAAAATCACGGTCTACCATTGCTGCCATATATTCACCGCTATAACGTTGTAAAGTCAATGACCCACATGTTATAGTGATTTCTTTAATCATATGGGTTCCAATATTTTTAATCCATTTAAAATCATAAGGAGCCCATTTATATCCAGTTAGTTCACTTGGTGGATATATAGGGCTCCATATATCAGGTAATGCAACGACGATATATGTGTCCATTAATAGGTCTGCATAGCGAGGAATTTTAAATGTAAATGTAGACTGTTCTGTTCTACGTAAATCACGTTGTCCATCGTAATCAATCCTGAATTTTTGTAATCCAAAATTGCTGTATTTTGCATAAGTTGCTTTGAAAAATGTTTTGCAAGGGTTACCTGTTAAAAAAGCATTATTAGCACCGACCGCAACTATATTTAGTAATCCACCTGCCATTGAATAAGTTATATACTATATTTTTATTATATTTGTTTATATATACATAAAATATAAAGATGATAAATAATTTTCATTTGACTTTACTGATTATTGCTATAATATTAATAGTATATCTGTTATATAATTTGAAATACAAACGCCGTATAATAATGAATAATTTAAATTCAAAAACGATGGAGGGGTTTGAACAAAAAGATGTAGCAATCCAAGAAAGTACGGACGTAGTAGCTAAATACAACCGATTTAATAATATTCAAAGTATAAAAAGTAAATTTACAAATATGCCCCTCCATGAATATTGTATAAAGTCATCTTATAATTCAGCATGTAGTGGTGATTATGTAAGTGCTAATATGGTTAAAGAAGTAATAAAGCGTGGGTGTCGTTTTCTTGATTTTGAAGTATTTTACATAAAAGAAAATAATATATACAAACCCAAGGTGGCAATTTCAAGTGATAAAACATTTATGTTATTAGATAGTAAAAACAGTATATTATTGGATAAAGTATTATCAACTGTTGCAACAACTGCATTTTCCCAAAATTCTCCCAATAATAAGGACCCTATTTTTATCAATTTACGTATTAAATCCAGAGATTCTAATATATATCAAGCGGTAGCAAGGTCGATCGATGCAAATTTGAAATCAATAGCATATGATGGTAATATCACAAATAAAACTCTATTACAAGATGTAATGGGAAAAGCAATTATAATAATAGATAAAACAGTGGAATATGATTATAAACAATATACCAGTTGTAATGACGGAGATACAAATTGTTATGATTTAACAAAGTATATGAATCTTGAAAGTGGTAGCGAATATTTGAATTTGCATCGTTATACAGATTTACTAAATCATGCAAATAAACCGGTATTGTTAAAAGATGATAATATTCATACATCAGCAGTTAATATGAAAATGGCAGTGCCAGATGCTGTATTAAATGCAGAAAACCCTTCTTTCACTGAATTTGTATTAAAGCACGGGTGTCAAAATGTATTATATCAATTTCAAACCGTGGATAATAATCTAAAAAATTACGAGGAATTTTTTAACGATATGAACGGGGGTATAGTTCCATTATCAGCGTCCTTACAGTATTTTACAAAAAAATAAATAAAATAAAACAGGCGGTTTAGTAATAATATAGATTATATGTAATTATTTCTAATTATATTATATTAGAAATAATATGAGAGGTTCTACCAAAAAAAAAAATATAAATAAGCAAAAATTTAACACAGCCTTATGTGAGAATACAATGACATTTGAGGATTGTGAATTGACTATATTACGACATGCTGTAGATGAAACGGAAAAGTTACAAGGACGCAAAAAGGTTAACAGTAAGGATATACAGCGAATGTTGACGATAGTTGAAGAATTTATTATCAAAAAGAAGTTGATATGTTATGGTGGTACTGCAATTAATAATATTTTACCAACATATGCTCAGTTCTATAAACGAGATATTGAAATTCCGGATTACGACTTTTTTTCAGCGAATGCATTGGAAGATGCAAAAGAATTGGCAGACATCTATTATAAAGAGGGTTATACTGACGTAGAAGCGAAATCGGGTGTTCATTATGGTACATTCAAAGTATTTGTTAATTTTATTCCCATTGCGGATATTACTTTTTTACACAGTGATGTTTATAAATCAATATTGAAAGATGCAATACAAATTGCAGGTATCAAGTATGCCCCTCCAGATTATTTACGAATGGCAATGTATTTAGAATTGTCACGCCCAGCAGGAGATGTATCTCGCTGGGAAAAAGTTGCGAAACGCTTGGGTATATTGAATAAATATTATCCAATGAAATTAGGAAAGGACTGTTTTACTGTAGATTTTTCGAAAAAGATGAATATAAACTTAAAAGAGGAAGAGCGATTGCATTTATTAATGCGAGATATTTTTATAGACAACAGTTCTGTATTTTTTGGTGGATATTCAACTCATTTATATGCAAAACATATGCCAGAATCCAAAAAAAAACTGGTGGACTCAATCCCCGACTTTGATATTATATCGGATGACCCAGACAAATGTGCATTAATTGCGAAAGAACGTCTTCAAACAGAAAACTTTAAAAATGTAAAAATTATAAAACATAAGGCTATTGGTGAAATTATTCCCAGTCATATAGAGATTATTGTTGGAAAATATAGCATGGCATATATTTATGAACCTATCGCTTGTCATAGTTATAATGAAGTTACCATAGACGGAAAGCAGATTAAAATCGCAACGATTGATACGATATTAGCATTTTATTTAAGTTTTTTATATGCAAATATGCCACATTACGATAAAGATAGATTATTATGTATTGCGATGTTTTTATTTCAAATGGAACAACATAACCGCCTTGACCAATCTGGTATTCTAAAACGGTATAGTATCGAGTGTTACGGTAAACAATCCACACTTGAAGATATTCGTTCAAAAAAAACCGAAATGTTTAAAGAATTGGGGAAAGACCGTGAGTCAAAAGAATATCAAATGTGGTTTTTAAAATATACACCAGGTGATACCTCTAAAACGGAAAAAAGGAAAACAAAAACAACTACTAATAAAACCCGTAAAAATAAACAAAAAATATCAAAAGAACACCCAATATTGGCATTAATACAAAATAAATAATTTAACTGAAACCTTGAAATATAATATTATAAGATTGAAATATAATATTATAATAAAGATTATCTTTGTATATTGTAAGAATGAACCTATATTATCAACAACAACAAACAAAAACACCTCAACTTATTGCAACTATATGCATATATGGACATGGTAGAACAGACAGCGTAATTATATCACCTGATACTGCAAATACTACTTTTCATAATACACGGCTCTATACTTTGGGTAGTAAATGTGGAGGGGTACCCGGGACTGCTTATATGGAAACTGGTACTCTAGGATACCTTAAGAGAGTGTTTCAAACCGACCTTGTTGAAAAAAATACACTTGATGTCATACGAAAATATCAAGACGATTCAACACCAAAATATCTTGAATACTTCCCTGGCGAAAAAAAAACAGATATTGGTCAAGTATATGATCCAATAACATTTGATAAAATTATAGGAAATGATATATCTGTTCGAGAACGGTGGTATATGGGGATATATTTAGTTTCAATTCATGAGAAGAAAGATGGTATGTTAAAGTTAATATACCCTGATAAAAAGGATAAAAAGGATAGGATTGATCTTTTTAATTTAATATACCCTGATAAAAAGGATATGATTGATCTTTTTAATTTAAATGACATTACAAATTTGGTAGGTTATCTTAACACCTATTTTGAAAATAATCATATACAAGACCCAGTACCTGAACTTATCAATAACGCAAAAAGTACTTTTACTGATATTGACACAGAGTCTTGGACAGATAAAAAAAAAAGATTTATTGATAGTCGTACCAGTTTATATTACATAAAGGATAAGTACATACATTTAATACGTATGTCAGCACTTGTAGCTTTATTAAAAGGAATATTAGGTGTTAATGCCAATATTAATATAATGGATTACACGTGTAATAATTTTATTATTGGAACGTCTACCGTTGAAGAAAATCAAATACTTGTCTATAAAAACCCAGCAGACATAGAATCTGGAGAAAATAAATCATTTGGTGGCAAAAAACGCAAACAAACCCGTAAAAAACAAAGAAACAATAAGCCGAACCATTACCGAAATAAAAGATGTAGAAAGACGAAAAACCTCAAAAGAAAAACGCGAAAATCTCGTAAGTAATAAGATACATCATAATATTGCCATTATTTGTTAGAATTCACTAATAAATGTTGTAGTTTTGTATACAGAATAATATAGTAATCCAAAAATACCACTTTTAAATATAAGACCCATCATATTAAAATTACCATCTTCATGATGTAATGCTAAAAATGCAAATTTTTTAAAAATCATAGTATTTACAATAGGCAATTGAAAAAAGAAAAATAAAATGGCAATAAAAACGGGTATTTGAATATCATTCAATATAGAATCCCAATGATTATGTTGACGTATTTTTTGTTCATATTCTTTTAGGTTTTGTTCTGTAGTATCATAATGGTCTTTTACATAATCTCTATCGACATTATGTTTGGGTATATAATTTGGTTGAACACATTCGTCATTAGAATATTGTACGGTATTTTGAGGTATATCTCGTGACGGCAATCGCTGGTGTTCCATATTTTGTAATGATTCCATAGAGAATTCTTGCATATTGTAATTTGGTTGTTGTTGTTGTTGTTGTTGTTGTTGTTGTTGTTGTTGTTGTTGTTGTATATCTTGAGGTTGAGTAGGATTCTCCATAATTGGATTATTTCCCGACACCCCGTATGGATTTGGGTGTACATTAATGGGTTTGTAATTTGTAGGCATTTCACCGTCCATTTTACTTTGTTTTGAATTAGATATACTTATCGTAGTAGGTGGTATATTACTGGCATATGCAGTAGTAGCTTGTCTTGCACTTGCATCAGGTGGTAAATCGGCAATGCGAGTTATATTTTCCATAATATTATAAAACTATACAATAATAATTATACCAAATATTGTATAGTTTAACGAATAGAAACAACAATGTTGTTGCTAAAGAATTAATTTAAATTATTCATCTTTTGTATCTTTATCCATTAAATCAATTTGTTTCTTTGTAGTATCACATTTGTCTGTACGAGTGCTATATTTATAACATTTATCTCCATGTTTGTATATTTTCCCTTCTAAATCACTAATAATGGGTCCATTAAAAAGTATACAATTTTTATCTGTACAAACCTTACGAAACAATGTAGCTAAACCCAAACCTAATATAATAGAAATGAATATGCGACCTAAGTCCGTATAAAGTAATCGTTTAAAGTTCATAGTATATATTATACATGTGGAAAATATATGCTGTAAAATAGTTTACTAATAATATTATTGTTGTACTGGTATTTTCGATATCTCATTTTGGTTAGTTGGACAGGTTACTTCTTCCTGTGAAAAGGAAAAACAGGTACCAGTTTTGTCTTTATATTGTAATATACTAACATTTTCTGGAGTAGGATATACATAAACTGTTCTTAAATCAGGCATAGATATATATACAGCAAATAGTCCAATGATTAAACTTAATACGAAAAAACGGGCATCAATAAAATTAAATACACTCATTATAGTTATATAGTATTATGAGAGAAAAGATGCATTCAATTTATGTCTTCTTCTTCTTCTTCTTATTCTTATTCTTATTCTTATTCTGTTTTGATTCTGTGGCGGCAGCTTTTTCAGCATCTTCTTCTGCTAACATTTTTTCAATGTCTGGATGTATAAACGATTTTTCTTGGTCTTCTTCTCCATCTAACTTAAATACCATATGATTCGGGTCATCTGTGGTAGATAAGTATTGTTTTTGTAGTGCGATTTGTTCTCTACGTCGTTGCATTGCTTTCTTAAATATATCTTCCTTTTCTTTTTGTGCTTTTTCTTTACGCTGAACTGCTCGTTCTTTCATTTTACTTCTATTATCTTCGCGTTTCAGCATTTGATTCATCTTATTTTTATCAAATTTTACACCTTTGCCCATTCCCATACTCTTAGACATATTTTCAAACATCTCTTTCATATTATCCATACCACCCATATCTTTCATTTTACTCATCATATCACCCGCTTCTTTCATGATTTCATCTTTAGAAATAGATCCGTCCTTCATTTTGGTATCGAGTTTTGAACCGACAGTTTTTATTAGTTTGGAGACTTTTGCTGGATTTTTCATTAATTTCTTTATTATATCTTGGGGGTTAGATGCATTGTCCATGTCATTACCTAAAACATCTTTGAAATCATCTGCAATATCTTCTGCCATTTCTTTTGCTAATGCTCCGATCTTACCCTCAAAAAGAGTTTTCAATGTATCCTGCAAATTACTTATATCTGGCATTCCCTCCATATTGGGCATGTTTTTGAACACATTTGCAAACGGGTCTGTATCAGGATTGGATTCAGTTTTTTCATCAGGATTGGATTCAGTTTTTTCATCAGGATTGGATTCAGTTTTTTCATCAGGATTGGATTCAGTTTTTTCATCAGGATTTGTCAAATTCTCAAAAAATCCAGTTAAATTCATCATTGTCTCATTTAGCTTTGTTTGTAATTCATTTTCATCTATTCCTGCAAATAAGTCTGCAGTTTCACCAAATTCTGCTTTATTATGAACGGTACCGACTACCGTAAATAACATAAGTTGTAGATATTTCCAAATAATTTTCTTGCTATTTTCACTTAAACCCTCACTATTGAAAATTAATCTAAAACTCATATTTGGAAAAAAATAAACGTCTTGGTCGCTTCCTTCAACAAATATATCTTCATTTTGGTATAAAATATCAAAAAAACGTGCAGGATAAACCTTGGAACAAAAAAGAAACAGTGTTTCTAATTCTTCGTCTGTTGTATCTTCATTACCCCATTTATTCCACATATGAGAATACTCAGGAAAAGCAACTGATAAATCGCGAGTAAAATCCCCGACTAATACACGAAAATTTGATGGAACCTTTTGTTCTTCCGTTGACATTTTTAATATATATAAAATATGTTATTTAAATACTTTTTATGCTTCTACAATTTAATCATCAAACATTTGGATAGAATCTGTAGTCCTGCGAACACCTGGTGTGCTATAACACGAATATTCTGTGTCCGTTTGTCCAGTATATGATTCGAGTTCATTCATATCCAATGAATCCATAGATAACTCGAATATATTATCGGGATTGGAATGCAGATTCCGTCGTGAGTAGTAATGGTTAGAACGCCGCAAGATAGGTTTTGGTGGTATATCAAAATTATCCGTGGAATAGTTGGTGTTATGAAGGTATCGGTTGCCGGGAGTATGGGCATGTTGATTCCCTTGGGCAGAATGTCTACCGAAAATAAATATGTCTCCCTCTACATTATCAATATTCCAATAGGCGAGATATAAATCATTCATCAATTGTATAATAATTCTATCACTAAATAGATTGTTGTCCTGTGTATATGTACGTATTATACGAAACAAATCACGGATATGATTTTTTATTACCAATAATACATCGTTGTTCCTAATATTATGGTCAGTATGAGTCGCCTTATATAATACTTCCAGCACACATTGTCGGAATGCAAATTTAATAATATTCTTATCATGTACTATATTTCCCTCATTATCATGTAGGTCAGGTAAAATATCTATATATTCTTCAATCTGTCTTCTATCAGTTTCATTTTCGTGTACATTATATGCCGTAAGCATTGGATTGATAAAAGCAGGTGTTGTTGTTTTAATATGATAATATTTCTTGATTTCACTAATCAGTGTATTTTCATAGATGGTTGTTGTCCATGTGTCATTAATCCAGTCATATATGAATCCATTTTCAACACGAATTTGTACATTATGTAGACAAGGGTACAACACCTTATGTAGGGATTCACCATATACAACAGATGCATGTTCAACATTGTCAATAAAATGATATTCACTATTTGATAAATTACTTAGTGCACATAGCAGTTTTGCATTATGGTCGGTTCCAAACCCAATATTTATTGACAAATAGTCGTTTGAAACACATTGAACGAGTTCATGTGGTGTGATTGCACCATATGTAGGTTCACCATCAGTCATAAATATATGTACACATGAATGTGTTGGATTTTCATGTGCATATTCAGTAATACTCTCGGTTGCAGATTTCAATGCCGCCTCAATATTGGTACCACCGTCCGCATCAATGGTTTGTAATACAGTTAACATGTGTTCCAAAATTTGAGGAGTCACTTTTGTATAAGGGATTAACGTGTGTACGTCACAATTGAATGTATTTATTTGTATATAAATATCGGGTTCTTGGGTGGATAAATATTTTACTATACTTTTTAGTGTTTGAATAACGTGTTGTATTTTTGTAGTATTGTGGGTAGCATAATCGCTCATAGAACCTGTCGCATCGACAGTGAATAATATAAATACTGGGTTGGTCGTAATATTAACTTGATTTAGTTCAATTACCAGTATACCAAAAGTGTCATCGTCTGTTCCAGTTGGATTAACAGGAAGCGACGGGTATGTATTAAATTGATAATAGGCGTTTCGTAATGGCATCATGAAATCAATGTTTTGATTCATTAATTATTCTATACTATAATATCAATTTTATATTTGTTATTATAATTAATTATATATTTTTGAATAAATGTATAATACAGAGAACATTGTATAACAAATATGTAAAAAATTGATATATTTTATTGATATTCTAATTATTCAACCTTATAAATTATTTTAATAAATTACGTATGATGTCACTTTCCATCTATATCCCGCGTATATTAGGTACAGTTAAAAAAAAGACGATATATGACACGTTTAATCATATGGGAATTGGTCGTGTGACCGAATTAGATATGGTTTATAAAATAAACGAGAACCATAATGCCTATTATTTTGCATTCATTAAAATAAGTCCTTATAATACTCCTCAATTCACTTCATTGCAAAACGAACTTAACAAAAAAAAATCGTCGCAACTCGTATATGATGAAGAAGCAGGTCAATACTGGGAAATCAAGAAATATATCCCACGTGACCAACGTAATATAGAGAATATCCTAATGAATAGTCTTTCTGTGTTTACTTCATCTATTCCATCTATTCCATCTATTCCATCTATTAAATGTAATGACCCCTCTACTAAGAATGCCCCACACACAGAAAGCTCTTATTCTGGTTTCTTTGAATTAACTACTTCTATCTGGACGCCAATCACACCGATTATCATCGCCTTAACTGACAATACATATTCATCATCGTTCTCTAAGAAAGATAAGTTGGATTTAGTGGAAGAGTATGAAGAATTAGAAAGAGAAATTTACAACCAAACATTGGCTTTTATTTAGTGTGTATGAGGTTAGGTAAGTAAATATATAAATTGTAATATTGTGTTTTTTATTGGTTAATTATATATCTGTATTTTATAACAATATCGGTAATGTCTAATACTTATATCTTTCAAAATGAAAAATTAAAGAATAGTTTTAAGAATATTATATCGATTAAACGAGAAATTGGTAATACAAAAAATAACGTCACTGTTAAGTTGAACGAGCTTAAACAGTTACATAGTGAGTTAACAAAAGAGAACAATAAACATATTTTTCTTTTTTGTCTCGATTCTTTTTATTACCAATACAAGATATTTGCAATAGAATTTGAACATATTAAAAAAATACGTTCCATTTTAAATAATCGTATGTATTGTGATTATTATAAATTACATAATATTATTATTAAATTTTGCAAAGAACATATACCCGAAGAAACGTTGAATGTTCAAACTTTCCCCGTGTATAAAGACTTGGAACCATTTCAAGAATATCGCATTGAAGATATTTCATTATTACATGAAAGTATTTTAAATCTTATTAATACATTATATACGGAAACACAGGCTAAAGGTGATGCAATAATACATTATAACGATAATCATAAAGTTGGGTTCTCTATCTCTAATTTTTTAAATACATTGACTCATGAAAATCGTATACTACAGGAACAAATCACGCTTTTTATTAATTACATTTCTTTCTTTCATATTTCGCAACAAAAACAATTGAAAAAACTACATATTCGTATTGGAGAATTTTTTAAAGAAGTAGATGATAATATTAATATGAATGTAACATTTTCTATTGATGATATTAGTAATGATGAATCATTTTACCCAATTAATGCAGACATTAATGAAGACATTAATGAAGACGTTAATGATATAACCGATAAGCATACTGATATAACTAATAATAACAATAATAACAATAAAGCGATAATTACCGACGAAGTAACACCTCTACCTATATTTAAATCATTAACAGATACGAATGCTTAAAATATCCAAAGATGTGTAAATACAAAGCTATTTATAGGCAGCACAAAAAATATTTGTCATTTAGAAATATATTTTTTATATTTATAATGTATAAATAATATGGCAACTAATAATAACCAAACAGATAATATACCATCGCCATCACCCATAAATATAGAAGACCAAGAAACTCTTAATGTTAGTGTAAATAATGTAACAGATACTAATAATATCAATACGAAAATAAAAAAGGTTGAATGGTCTCCCGAGAATGAATTAATTATGGTCGAATGGTGTGATGTTGCACAATGTTACAAGTGGCTTAATACACGTTCACACGCTAAATATTCATATTTACATGCGTGGTTTACAATACCTGCTATTATCTTTTCAACAATCAGTGGTACTGCATCTTTCGCACAAGAAAGTTTTCCAGTATCAATCAAAGCGTATGCACCCTCTATCATTGGTACTATTAATATTACCATCGGGATATTGACAACAATTCAACAATATTTAAAAATATCAGAATTGAATGAAGCACATCGGGTTTCTTCTATTGCATGGGATAAATTTGCACGTAATATCCGTATTGAATTATCAAAAAAACCATCTGAACGAAGTGAAGCTGGTGCGTTCATTAAACATTGTCGTAGTGAATTTGATAGACTCATGGAAACAAGTCCAGATATTATTGAAAAAGTAATTAAAGAATTTAAAAAGAAATTTGCTGGTACTGATGGTAGTGACAAACGCAAACGATATGAACAATTGAAGAAACCAGACATTTGTGATACAATTATAAGTGCGAATGAAACCAGACATAAATGGTATTTGGAGATAGATAACGACGTCAGTACAATGAATGACGACCTTACCGATAGTGCTATGCAACAAAAGAATAAATTAATACAAGAACAACAAAAAATTATACAAGACCGAGAACTTGAATTAAGAGAAAAGAATGCATATGAAGAAAAATCAGTACGAACGCAGATAGAAAATATGAAAAATACACAAAAACTACAAGATGACCGAGATACCCATATTAATGAACAAATCCAACATATCGAGTTATATGTTAAAAATTTTGTAGATGTTTATCAACGAAAACCATTACGAGAAGAAATCACTGATAATTTAAAACAAGAGATTAATATTGAAATTCTTGACATATTTTTTGCAAATTATAATACTAACGATAATGTATAGATTATTACATAATATGGTTATAGAACTTTATTATGTAATTATATTTCGATAAATGTTTCAATCGAATATGTACCATAGAAGGATTGTTCATTTGTATTTTGAAATGTGAATACTACGTTTTCATCTAATTCTAATTCCATGTTCTCATTTTCATCATCATTTTCCTCACTTGCTACCTCCATGTTCTCGGTTTCATCATCATTTTCCTCACTTTCCTCACTTGCTACCTCCATGTTCTCGGTTTCATCATCATTTTCCTCACTTTCCTCACTTGCTACCTCCATGTTCTCTGTTTTATCATCATTTTCCTCATTTTCCTCACTTGCTACCTCCATGTTCTCTGTTTTATCATCACTTTCCTCACTTTCCTCACTTGCTACCTCCATGTTCTCTGTTTTATCATCATTTTCCTCATTTTCCTCACTTGCTACCTCCATGTTCTCTGTTTTATCATCATTTTCCTCATTTTCCTCACTTGATACCTCCATGTTCTCTGTTTTATCATCATTTTCCTCATTTGCTACCTCCATGTTCTCTGTTTTATCATCATTTTCCTCATTTTCCTCACTTGTTACCTCCATGTTCTCTGTTTTATCATCATTTTCCTCATTTTCCTCACTTGATACCTCCATGTTCTCTGTTTTATCATCATTTTCCTCATTTGCTACCTCCATGTTCTCTGTTTTATCATCATTTTCCTCATTTTCCTCACTTGATACCTCCATGTTCTCTGTTTTATCATCATTTTCCTCACTTGCTACCTCCATGTTTTTTGTTTTATCATCATTTTCCTCACTTGATACCTCCATGTTCTCTGTTTTATCATCATTTTCCTCACTTGATATATCCATGTTCTCATTTTCATCATTTTGTTCTTCATAAAATAATGCAAAACGTTTAATGTTATTATAATCTCCAGTCAATACCATAGATGAAAATACATAAATATTACCATATTCTGGGTGAGTTATTTGTGGTGGAATCAGTGATATTTTGAGAGTATCATCATTATTGTATACATTTGTATAATTATTGTCTTCATTTTCAGTACATATATAGGCAATAATTGGTGATATTATAGGTTCTCCATTCCTTGTATTAATCTCTGTGATAAATGGATTTTGTTTAAACATTGTAATAGTATCGTTGCTTATAGGAGTATCATTTATTTTACCCTTGTTAATTTCATCAACAATTGCAAATATATAATCCGTATTCTTAAATTTATCATTATACAATTCAATATGTAAACCAGTACAATCAAAAAACACATATAATTCATTATTTGTATTGTCCTCGTCTTCAATAAAACCTCTATATCTGGATTCAATATTCATATCATTATCAGTTTTTTTTATGATATTATCATGAAACGAATTAACACATTGATTTAAAAATTCATTATTAATAGGTAGTTCACTATCATGTTCATCATCACTAACATATTCATTAGATTGACTTACCTCCGGAAAATCATTGTTATATACACTGGAATCTTGTATTTTCTTCATATCTAAATCAAAATTAGGAAAACGATACTGTGAATTGTTTTTGCTAAACATAAATTGTAAAAATGGTGCATCTAAATCAGTATTTACTGAAAACACACATAAATGTATTTTATAATCAACTGATAAATTTCGTGGAAATAATACAAGGTTATTGGTTAACATTAAATCATCTAAATATTTGTATGATTTACTGGCTGTTTGAAGATTTGATATATGGTCAATGTCATATATTGTAGGAGGTTGACTTGGTATAAATGGGTCGGCTTCAGTAAGTGGTTTGTCTGATATATGATTAATTATATCATTCTTTAAAAAGTGGGTTTCAATGAAGTTGCGTTGTTCTTTAAAAGTAAATGACATTATATACAAATAGCTCTAAAAAAGTTGCCACCATTATTCGCATTCATATTTATTTATATGAAATAACATAAAGAGTTGACATTATATAATAATATAATAAGCATATTATAATTTTAGTAGCATAATCAGTGTTAGATATATAAATTACAAAACATGGACGAATATGATATTACCGATGAATATGACGATACATCATTTGTATATCATGAATCTATAATTTCAGATGATACTACAATATTTACAGATGTAAAAGCAAAGGTCAAAAGGAAAGGAAAAATGGTTGATGCTGACCCTGGTCATAAAATTATTGGAAAAAAGAAAAATAAATTAGAGTATTTTGCAACGAGTGATATTCCAGGTAATACCATTCGTAATGCAGTTACTGGTATTTCTGAATATAATATGAAAGTAGGTACGGGAATGATTGAAGACCAATTTTATAAAGTTAAATATGCAGGTAATGACAGTGGTAACTCTCTAGATACATTATATTATGATAGTCCTGAACAATTTGAGCGGCATATGAATTGTAGGTTGAACACGGAAAAAAAGACAAATTGGCAAATTAAGTATAGTCAAGCTATATCACATACAACCGAATGATATAGTTTATGTAAAACTTCTATAAAATAATATCACAATAGTATAACTTTAGTATGAATAACTTTCATATACCTATATTGTCTTATGTATTTATAGGAGTGACATCATTGGTATTAACATATGCAACAATTACAGACACAGAAAATGAAATAATAATCGAACCAACAGAAATAGAACAATCCCCGAATGTATTAGACGGACTCGGTATTCCGTCTGTGAATGAAACCATTGATAAGGTTAAATCATTAAATCCATTTGATGAAGGTGATAGTACAGAAAAAAATATAGCGTCACAACAAGAGATTCCAACAGCAGTACCTATTGCAGAAGTAGATAGAAATACTAAAGAATCAAGTACGTATGGTGGTAAGAAAAAACAAACACGAGAAAAAAAACCCCAAAAATCAAAAAAATTGAAATCAAAATCAAAAACAAAAAAACAGCATAAATAGAAATATGATATACTATAATAATAATATATCATAATGATAATAAAGACAGATGAACACAATTTGGAGAGTACACTGAATTCATTTATACAATCAAATAAGCAATACCAGTATGGATATATATCAATAGGGTCAAAGTATAACCAACTGGATGTGTATTTCAAATCTGGTTCTAATACATTAGCCAACCGTGTTGATACAAATGCGATTATACAAATGGTGCCTATGTTTTTACGTAATAAACCACCGAATATGCATATATTGAACATAATAATTGATATTTTTCCTACACAAATAGATATGGATATGAATGAACGATTTATTACCTCGGTAATTCCAGATAATATGGATTGTATACTTATAAATATGAAATGTACGGCTACAAATTTAAACGAACAATTTATAAATATAATGGAGCGGGTTTTGCATCAAAATATAAATCCATTGAGTTTTATAATATGTAATTATGTAAAACATATGAATGAACCAAATAAGGCTGAATACGAAACAGAAATAATGATACCTACATGTATACAACATGTGTTGAATAACCCGAGATATAATAAGTACTCAACTTGTTATTATGAATGGTATGGGTATAAATTTAATTTATATAATTGTATATACAATGCATCATTTGCACAAACAGATTTATATTTTTATCAAACAACCTCTTATCTAATTAATTATATTAGTTGGATTACGAAACCATTATTCATACCCAGTAGTACAAATCCACATAGTAAACTCGATAATTTATTACAAAATTCTTATGATATATCGTATAGTACAGATGTTGAATTAGAAGGAGAATGTAATCGTATTACGTATCCAATGAAATACACATTACAAATGTAAAATTACATTTATAATTCTTCCAAACATCGTTTAAAAAATTCGGTAAGTGCATTTTTATCGGAACCAGTAATTACATCATCTGGTACATAGTGGGTATTACCTTTGTAATAACATAAAATAGTCGGTATTCCTTGTGTAATTTTTTTACTTTTTAAAAATGCATATACATCAATACTCTGGTCGATATCAATTATAGCACATTGTACTGTATCTGGCATAGAATGAAAATGTCGGTTAACATCTTCATCAATCTTTTTACACGGTCCACACCAATCTGCTCCAAATTTAACAAAAATTAAACCAGGATTATTGTGCAAAGAGGATAAAAACATTTCTCGGTTTTCATAGTGAGTAATAATAGGTAGTCCCATTTCTATAATAATTAGATTAACTTTTATATATATTTTATCAAAGAACATATATATAATTATTATCATTAACCTATAATATGCAACACCTCGGCCATAATTTAGATATTCATATGTATAGTTTACAAGACGTACTTGATTTATTTGATTTAAAATATTCAATTACTTTGGAAGATATGAAACGTGCAAAGAAGAAAGTATTAATGACACACCCAGATAAATCAAAATTAGAACCTAAGTATTTCTTGTTTTACAAGAAGGCATTTGATATTGTTGTTAAGTTTTATGAGAACCAGAATAAACAAAATGCAATAATACCAAGTGAAAAACAGAATTATGAGGTGGGACATCATCATCATAATAAAGAAACCACCCTACAGGTGAGTAAAAATATTCAAGCAATGAATAAAGAAAAGTTCAATGAAAAATTTAATGAGTTATTTGATAAAAATATGGTGAATAAACCGAATATTGAACGAAATCAATGGTTTACCGATGAAACCCCAATTTATGAAACGAATGAAACCGTAAATAGTCAAAATATGGGGCAAATTATCGACAAAATGCGAGATGACCAATCTGGGTTGGTAAAATACCGAGGCGTTGAGAACCTTATGAATAATGATTTTGGAAATTCCATTTATGATGATGAAAACAATGACACATATGTAACCAGTGACCCTTTTAGTAAATTAAAGTTTGATGATTTACGAAAAGTGCACAAAGACCAAACAGTATTCGGTGTAAGTGAAAAAGATATACATAAAGTTCAACAATATACGTCTGTTGACCACATGATGAGAGAACGCGGTAAGCAATCATTAACACCCCTTGAAAAACAAGAAGCTGAACGTATATTAGCTCAACAAAATACACAATACCGAGAACAAATGATGCAAAAGGAATATGCAGATAAATTAAAAACAATGCAATATGAAGAAAAAAATAAAAAAGTTCTTGCTACTTTTATGCGAATAAAAAATGAGAAGTAATTTTGTGTGGTATATTGATAATATTACTTTAGAAATATATGCTGTAATTATATATAATAATTAAATAATAATATGTGGACGTGTGATAATTGTAAAACTCAAAATTATAATAATGTGAATTCTTGTAGAAGTTGCGCTGGTACGAGACACAAAAGAACTAAGGGACCCGCGGCCGGATCGGGTAATCCTTCACCTTGGTCAGGGGGAATATTTGGGACAGAATCACCATCATCACCATCATCACCATCATTACCATCATCACTAATTTCATATAATGCTGCTGCTACTGCAGGACCAGTTGATTATAAAGGTTCACCAATCAGAAACCCAGGACAACAAAAGAGTGTTTGTCCTGATTCTAATGTTAGTGCAATGTCTAAGGATTCTCAGGAGGACTCACAATTTGGTAAATCGAGCCAAAAAAGTGATCCAACAGTCTATGGCAGTCCATTTTTTCGGGATTATCACGCAGAACAACAAGAACTTCTTGAACGGGAACAAGAAGAACAACAAGAACTTCTTGAATGGGAACAAGTTTTAAATAGTATAAAACCAACAAATAAAGGAACACATAGTTATAAAAGAGATAAACACCTTTATACATTTGCAAGAAAACAATACGACGGTGCAACAACACATGCACACAAACGGAGTATAATTAAGGACTTGCTACATCCACCCAGTAGTTCTTCAGACGATGACCCAGAACTGGGTGCAAAACAAGCTATAGAAGAAGAAGTAGAAGAAGAAGTAGAAGAAGAAGTAGAAGAAGAAAAAGATACACCGGATGCAGTTCTGACTGTTATAAATGATTTAAACCAAATATATAAGGATTTAACAGAAGCAAAAGATAAAGAAGATGCAAAACGATTGGCGAAAGAACATGTAGAACAAACAATGTCTACATTTGAACTGGCATTACAATATAATAAAGACATCAATGATGAAGATATCTTATCAATAATTGACGATAGTAAAATAAAAACAACATGTAAATCAGGTAGCAGTGAATGTTCAAACCTATCAATATTAACTAATTTGATTTTAGAGTTACCAGAAGTAAAAAAGAAAGCTGGTAACAAAACGGTTGAAACTGCCAAGAGATGTAAGAATGTGGAAAATATAATGGACGCTATTTTAAATACTAATCCAGATACATACAAATTTACCAAAACACATGAAACCCAAAAATTAAGATTTGATAGTGAAAGAAATACAGATTCCGATCTACAATTTGAGAATGTATGGGGTACTATTGCTGATGTAAAAACAGAATGTTGTTA